GCCCAGGCACGGCACTGCGCGGATGACTGTATCAGAGGCATGATCAAGATGGATCAGCTGGCAGATGCGGCTGGTGCGGTTGGTGCCGATGCAAGTTACTGGGAGTTCGAGGTTGATGGCGTGAGGGCAGCGATCCTCGCTGACGAGGATGCGTGGCCAAGAGTGAGGGCAGATCGTCCTGACCTAGAGTTAATCACACTGCATGAGGTTGGCGTGTATTATGCGCAGTGGCGCAAGACCAAGCTTGGCGACATGACCGCTGAAGTGAAGGGCGCATTTCCTAATGCCAAACTGCAAAGCGTCAGCTTACCGGATGTCGGTGAGCATGACGATCCGATACCGTTTTGACCAAGACCAGGGATTTGCACACGGCGCAAATCCGCGCGCGTGTACGCGAGGCGGCTCCTCATAGCACCGCACATCACTTCCCATGCTATAAGAATGCAGCAATATCAATAAGTTAGCAGGTATGGTTTCAGAAAGGTTTCAAAAAGGGCCGGTTTTGGGGTGGGGTGGGCCGAAAATACCCCCCCCTGGGGGGTGGGGGTGCTGGTAAGCTGGGCAGGGAATTACGGACACACAGTCGCCAAGCAATGCGTCACGAAAAAAATTTTTGTAAATTTGGTGAGAAAGGACAACAAATGGCGGGAAGAAAGAAACATCGTACCTTACTGGCTCTTATCGATGAAACCGGCGGCGTCGAAAAAATTTTTGAGGAAATTTCAAACGGGCGCACAATCGCCTCAATTGCGAGAGAGTTCCAGGTGTCGCGTAACATGCTCTCTGCCATCCTCAATAAACCAGAAAACCGCACCCAGCTGCGCGAAGCGCAGAGGCTAGGCGCGGAGCAGCTTGCAGACGCTGCTCTGGAAATTGCTGACAACGTCCCAGAGGAGACAGCGGCCATCTCCAAGGCGCGGGAGCGGATTGCTGTTCGCAAGTGGATAGCGAGTGCGATGGACCCTGACCGGTGGAACACGACCAGGGCAAATCAGCAAGTTCAGGTCAACATACATGCTCAGCATTTGGATGCTTTGCGTAAGGTACAGGCAGAGGTGATTGAGCATGAAGGCGATTGAGGTTTTGAATTATTTGGCCTGGGCTGATGATTTTGTGATGATAGTTCGCAAGGATGATCGTTTGGTGACGGTCAGCGATACGTGCGAGCGCGGCATGCATGAATTGATTATGCTGGCGGCTGAGTGTTTGATTGATGATTTTGAGGATGTGCAGCGCGCGATGCTGGAGCGGGTTGGGGAAACGGTGCATTAATGAAAGAGAGTAATGCATAATGCCCGAAATTAATGCGTTTGAGGATTTTGTAAGGCGTTATCGAAAACGTCCTGTCTTATTCGTTCAAGAGGTTTTGAACTGCGAGCCTGATCCCTGGCAGAAGGAATTGATGGAAGCGATTGCGTCTGGCGAGCGCCGGTGTTCGGTGGCGTCTGGTCATGGCGTTGGAAAGTCTACTGGCACGTCCTGGCTGATGTTGTGGTTTTTGCTAACGAGATTTCCGGTGAAGGTTGTGGTGACCGCGCCGACGAGTAGCCAGCTTTTTGACGCGTTGTTTGCGGAATTGAAGCGGTGGGTTCGGGAGATGCCGGAGCCGTTGCAGAAGTTGTTGAATGTGAAGTCGGATCGGGTTGAGTTGATTGCGGCTCCTAGTGAGGCATTCATCGCGGCGAAAACGTCACGGAAGGAAAGTCCAGAAAGTTTGCAGGGTGTCCACTCGGATCATGTGCTTTTGTGTGCCGACGAGGCGTCTGGGATACCGGAGGAAGTCTTTTCGGCTTCCGCTGGGTCGATGTCGGGCGATCATGCTCACACGATTTTGTTGGGAAACCCAACGCGGGGATCTGGGTTTTTTTATGACACGCACCATCGTTTGAAGAAGAACTGGTGGACGCGCACGGTGAGTTGTTTGGACAGTCCACGGGTGTCGAAAGAGTATATCCAAGAGATGCGCGAGCGTTATGGCGAAGGCACTAACGCCTGGCGTACAAGGGTCACGGGCGAATTTCCGATTGCCGACGACGACACGGTCATTCCTTTGCACTTGATTGAGAGTGCGATGCATAGGGACATTGAGGCGGCTGATGGTGTAACGCCGGTTTGGTCGTTGGATGTTGCGCGCATGGGGGATGATGCGAGCGTGTTGTGCAAGCGTGTGGGTCGTGTTGTGACGGACATGCGCGTGTGGAAGAAGTTGGACTTGATGCAGCTGTGCGGGTCAGTGATGGCTGAATATGAGGCGTTGCCGCCTTCTGCGCAGCCTGGGCAGATTTTTGTGGACAGTTCTGGATTGGGCGCTGGGGTGGCTGACAGGCTCACTGAGTTGGGGTTGCCGGTTCAGGGCGTGAATGTGTCGGAAAGTCCCTCTATGGGTACTCAGTATTTAAATTTGAGGGCAGAATTGTGGTTCCGTCTGAAGGCGTGGCTGGAAGCGCGGGATTGTCGCTTGCCGCGCAATGAGGATCTGCTCTCAGAACTTTCTGCCCCTAAGTATAGTTTCACGTCCAGCGGTAAGATAAAGATTGAAAGCAAGAGCGATATGAAGTCGCGGGGGTTGAAATCTCCCGACATGGCTGACGCGCTCTGTTTGTCCTTGTCGGGCGATGCGGCGATTGCGTTGCATGGATCGGCGGGTGCGATGCGGTGGAACAAGCCGATACGGCGTAACTTGAGAGGTGTAGCGTAATGCCAGGATATGGAAAATCTAAGGGTACGAAGAAGAAGCCCAAGGGTAAGAAGGGCGGGATGTTTCAGTAGTGTCGCTCTACCGGAATATTCATAAAAAGCGGAAGCGTATAAAGGCGGGATCTGGCGAGAAGATGCGCAAGCCTGGTTCGAAGGGTGCGCCTACTGCTTCTGCGTTTCGCAAGGCGGCTAAGACTGCGAAAGCTAAGAAAACATGATTTTCGGGGCTATCTTCCTGATTTGCAGTCCCGTGAACTGCATGACGGTGGGCAGTCCGGTTTTTCCTTCAAAAGAGGTTTGTGAGAGGGCGGTATCTGAGGTTGGCGCGCAAGTGGTTGCGAGGGCGTATGTCGGGTATTCGATCATGGACTGGAAGTGTGTGAGTTTGATGGATGAAAAAGTTTAAGCGTTGCGATCACAGAGAGTGCAATGACGGGTACGTGTATTTCAAGGAATTGCACGGTGGCTTGTCGTTTAATGCTGTGCGGCCTTGTCCGAAGTGTCGTGGCGAGATGATTGTGAGCGATGACTAAGAAGCGCAAGAGCGGGCCTAGTTTAAGTGTTGGTCGCGGTGAGAAGCTGTCGGTCGCGCGTGGTGGTGGTTTAACGGCAAAGGGTCGCAAGAAATACAATCGCGCCACTGGCTCGAACTTGAAGGCACCGGCTTCTAATCCAAAGACAAAGAAGGATGCGGCGCGCAAGAAATCATTTTGCGCCAGGTCGAGATCCTGGGATGGCGAGCGTGGTAAGGCTGCGCGTAAAAGGTGGAAGTGCTAATGGCTGAGAAGAAAAAATACATTTCGATTAGCGACATGTTTGACGGCGGCGGGGCTGGTAAGTCGGGCGCGGATTTCGAGGGTGGAATACTTGGTACGCTGGGTAATGCGCTGGGTGGTCCGAAGATTTTTGGCAATGCGTTTATGGATGAGGGTGAGGCACCAGGTGATCGGACTAGAGTTAAGCATGTTGAGCCAGTCTCTTATTTTGATGATTTATTCGATGGGGGCGGCATTGGATATTCTGGAGATTATTTTGACGGCACCATTTATTCGAGTTTAGCCAACATGTTTGGCATTAATCCGATAGGATCTGAGCGTGGCCAGAGCGGCATGTTTGATCCGGCGATGATGTTTGCTCAGTTTTATGGCGGGATGCGTTAAGAATGAACGTCTTAGATATGCCGCGTCGAGATTTTCGTCTGTATTTAGACGAATTGCGCACGATGGGCGCAGATGACGCGCGCATAAATGACTTGCGCGAGCAGTATCGTCAGAAAAACTCTTTTTCTGGTATTTTGCAAAGTTTATTCCAGCCTGACGAGGGAACACGCCGCACAAACATTTTGCCTTACAGTGTACCGGAAGGCATGTCTTTGTTTGAGGCTCAGCGCGCTGGAGAAACGCCATTGTTGCCAAACGCTGTACCTCAAGGCGTTTTAGATACAATTGCCGGTGGAATTAAAGCGCTAGAAAATCCAGGTTTTGCATTAACCGGATTGTTGAATGCAGATGAAATGGAGCGTGCGGCAACTGAGACAGCGACAACGCTGCTTTCTGGTGCGCTTGCGGCAAGAGGCACTGGTGCTTTCAAGCGAAGTCCAAACACGTTAGGTATTTTTGCAGGGCCGAAAGCTAATTTATCTGATGCGCAAGCTGAAAAGGCGCTTAAAGCCGAAATAATGATGGAAGACGGTATAAGGGAAAATCAAATTTTTGATGAAACCCAGCGGTTTATTGGCGGTGACAATATTTTACGTTTTGAAATACCAGACGATACTTCAAAAATAAAAAGCACTGACATTGGTGATTATCAACTGACGGATGTTATTGAGCATCCAGAATTATTTGAAGCATATCCATTTTTGGAGAATATGCCGGTACAAATCTCTGACGATTTAAATGCCCGTGGTGCATATAGGCCATCTGAGAAAAGCATAAGGATTTTAGCAAATCGTCCAGTGGATGAAATGAAATCTACTTTGCTGCATGAAATTCAACATGCCGTCCAAGACCATGAAGGCTTTTTAGGCCAAGGAAGCACAACGCAGCCTGTTTTTCTTGGTGGTAGTAGTATATCGCAACTACAAGCGCGTAATTATGCTGATGAATTAGCTAAAGGGCCGCAATATCAACAAAACTATGAAAAAGCACGCCAGTATAGTGAAAAATCTAGAGAATTAGAGCCGCTTTATACTGCAAATTATTTAGATAGCTTGGATAGGATTATTGAGCGCGCTCAAGCTGGTGGTGACAAACCGCGCGATCTACCGCGTTTAAGTGACTGGTATAAGTACAGTGACAGAATACGCAATCAGCTGGGTGTAATGCCAAATAAAAAGGGTCCAGAGCGTAGTAATTGGGTTGCGAATGCTGCAAGGCTAATGAAGCAGTATCATTTAGAAGATCTCAGGCCGTGGCAGCGGCGATCTGTTGAGGATACCTTTAATCAGTTTCCTACTGCTAAAGATCGAAAGAATGCGCTTACGCGCAATGAAAGGCAGCGCGATAAGTTTCGTCAGAATGCTGGTATTTTGGAAGCTGTGTTAAAGCGCATAGAAAGCGCAAGGGATGTTTCTTATGATCCAATCGAAGCTTATTATCGCAACGCTGGAGAGGTAGAGGCACGAAATGTGCAAAAGCGCGCTTCTGGTGAGTACAAAAATCAGCTGCCACGCGTCACGCAAGATTATTCGTATGATGAACAAATATTTGATGCATTTTCTGGAACAAGTAATCAAGAATTGCCAATCAGAAGCATTTATTATGATTTGGGTGGCAGATAATGGACATCCTAAACCAAATAATGACTTGGGTCGTAGCCCCCGTAGCCGGTTACGCCTATATGCTGCATCGCAGGGTTGATGAGAATGCAACTCGCATTGCGGTACAAAGCGCAGAAATCGCCAATCTGCGCGAGCTACATGGACGGGAAGTAAAGGACATTAAGGTGCAGATGGAACGCATCTTTGAGAAATTGGACAGCATAGAGCAAGCGCTCCGCAAGTAATGTCCAAAGCCAATTTTTGGCGCGATCACAAACTAAATGAAGTAAGCCAGGGCCGCGCCGCTGAGCATTTTGTTGCGTACATTTTGGAGAGCAATGGGCTGAAGACGTCATTTGCTTTGCAATCGGGTTTTGACCTAATTGCGATTAGTGCGGAAAGCACTTTTAAGGTCCAGGTCAAATCTACCAGCATGCCTCAAGCTGATCGGCAAAACCGCGCGGGATTTCGGATAGGCAAGCACGATCATTTGAGCGATGTCTTTGCTTTTGTTTATTTACCGCGCCAAACAGTGATTTTCGAAAAAACAAGTGAGATAAAACACCTACAAAAGTGGAACCGGCCTCTGACTTTATTCACAGAGGAAAACATGATGTCCACTTTGATGGAGTGTTTTAATGGCGCACACGGTTCTGGATGATTGGAAAATCGTTCCCCGCGTAATGATGTTGGCCATCACAATAATGTGCTTTCAAGTCACCAACTGGGCGATGAGCCTAGAGGAAATGTCGATTGAGCAATCAGGTTTCTGCTCAATCATATTTGGCTGTTTTTCGGCATGCTTCGCGGTCTGGCTTGGAAAAGAAGGGTCGAGCAAATGATTGGTCAAATTATTTCTGCTGTTGGTGGTCTGGCGACAAGTTGGATTGACGGCAAGACCGCTGTTCAAAAAGCGGAAGCGCAGATCCGAATGAAGCAAGCCACTGGGGAAATTGATTGGGACTTAGAGGCAATTCGTTCCGCGCAACACAGCTGGAAAGATGAGTGGCTAACCGTACTGTTTTCCGTACCGTTGATATTAAGTTTTTGCGGCGAGTGGGGCCGCGAGCGAGTGGCAGAAGGCTTTGCCGCTCTTAACGCCATGCCTGATTGGTATCAGGTGAGCTTGGGGGCAATCGTTGCCGCAAGCTTTGGCATTAGATCCGTAAGCAAATTCTTTGGAAAGAAAAAATGAGTTTTAAATTCAGCAAGCGCAGCCTGGACCGGCTGAAGGGTGTTCACCCAAAACTGGTTGAGGTTTGCAAGATGGCGATCAAAACCAGTGACGTAGATTTCGGCGTGACGTGCGGCCTCAGAGACATGGAAACGCAAAAGAAGCTAAAGGCAGCTGGTCGAAGCCAGACCTTAAAGTCAAAGCACCTCAAGCAAGAGGACGGCTATTCACACGCCGTCGATTTGGTTGCTTACGTTGATGGTGAGGTTTGCTGGGAAAATGACGTTTATGAAAAGCTTGGCAATCACATTCTGAAGGCAGCAAAGCACGTTGATATTCCCCTGCGTTGGGGTGGCGGCTGGCACCTCTGGGATGCGCGCCAGCGCAATAGCTGCGAAGAGATCTTTATGGAATATGTGCGCGTAAGAACTCAAGCGAACCGCAAGCCCTTCTGTGATATGCCACATTGGGAAGTAGGGCGCGAGGACGATTAGCGCAAAAAAATCGCCATCCAGAGTAATTTTTTTCGCCAAGTGTTATCGCTTGGAAAAATCTGGAGTTGCGTGTGGCTGAACTGGAAGAAATGACCGACGATGAGTTACAGGCCATCGTCAGTACCGCTGTTAAAGACGCGGTTGAGTTTATTGACGCTGAGATCACGCCGCGCCGTGTTCTGAGCCAAGAAATGTTCGACGGTCAGACGCGCATTGGCGCAGAGGATGGCCGGTCATCTGTCGTGCGGTCGGTCATACGTGATACGGTGCGCGCGGTGAAGCCAAGCCTCATGCGGATCTTTGCCAGCAATGACAAGGTCGTGCAATTTGAGCCGGTCGGGCCAGAGGATGTTCAGACCGCTGATATGGCTACCCAGGCGATTAATCATATTTTTGAACAAAACGGTGCATACCGGCTGCTTGATGATGCGTTCCACGATGCTCTGGTTAAGAAGTGCGGGATCTTGAAGGCTTATTACGAGGACAACGATGAGCAAACTATTCACGACTATACGGGGCTGGATCAGCAAGCTTTTGACTTCCTTGAAAGCCAGCCTGACGTCGATGTTCTCTCGACTGTCATTGAAGCGAAGGTTGAAATCGGTCCAGACGGCGTTGAAGCGGAAGTGCCTGTCATTGATGCGCGCATTGCGCGCCGTAAGAGAACGGGTCAGATCAAAGTCGTAAGCGTTCCAAGTGAGGAATTTTTTATCAATCGTGACGCGCGCAGCATCGATGATTTTTATGTTTGCGGTCACCGGACTGAAATGCGTGTCGGTGATCTGGTTGCGATGGGATATGATTTCGATGAAGTCGCCGACCTGACCGGCCTCTCTGACGCAACTGATACCCGCGATCTGGAGAAATCTGCGCGGCGCGGCTTTTATACTAATGACGATGATGACGATCCTGGTCGTGACCCGACGATGCGCCTGGTTGCTGTGACTGAGGCGTTCATGCGCGTTGATCCATTTGGAACCGGCATCCCATCACTCTATCGCTTTGTCTTGGGTGGTGGGACGTACAAATTGTTGAGTGCAGAGCCGTGCGATCGTGTGCCATTTGCAATCTTTGAAATTCAGCCAGAGCCACACACGTTTTGGGGTACATCAATTTCTGACTTGTTGATGGATGATCAAGACGCGGCGACATCGATCTTGCGCGGTATTCTCGACAACGTGGCAATGACCAATACGCCGCGCCTGGCAATTACAAATGACGTAAATGTTGACGATGTTTTAAACAACGAAATAGGCGCTGTAGTGCGCCAGAGAGTGCCTAATAGTGTTCAGACATTGACTGTGCCATTTGCGGCTGGTCAGACACTCTCGGCCCTTCAGTATGTCGATCAGATGGTGGAGACAAAGACCGGCGTGAAGTCGGACAGTCAGTTACATCAGGACGCGCTCCAATCGACCACTGCTCTAGCGGTACAGGCACAAATGCAAAGCGCAGCTGCGCAGATTGAAATCATGGCGCGCAATCTGGCAGAGGGTGGCATGAAGCAGCTGTTCAAGCTGTTATTACATCTGTTCATACACCACACTGACGG